GCATTCAGGGCAGTTTAAGCGGCTCATGGCTTCACCACGATTTTCAGATGTGCGATGGTTTCGGCGATGCGCTCCTCTATCATGTCCTGAATCTCATCGACCATTTGTTCAATTTCGGCTGTGTTGTCTCTGTCCCAGCGTGGAATGTCGTTTCTGTAATAAAATTCCAGCAGTTTTATTAGCCTCTCTTTTGCTTCGGTGTATTTGCTCATTGGGTTTTCCTCAGTTATGCGCCGATGCGGGCGCGTTGGTTGGTTTTAACGGTGACGCTTCCGTGCCGCTCGCGGATTTCGTCCATGGAAAACTTGCCCCGGCTGTAGCTTTTCCATTCCGCCGGACGAAAATTCCACATCATTTTCTTAGGTGCCCATTTGAAGCCGGCACCCTTCAATACTTCGCGGTGGGGGCGTGTGTCGCCTGATACCCACAACCATGAGCCGCAGATTTCGATTTCCAGCCCTAAGTCAATGATGGCGTTTAATGCGGCGTTTAACTCCTCGCCGTAATTGCTGGCATCGAAAGCGTGTTTCTGACTGCCGGGGATGAAGTCGGATAGACAGGCCCATGCGGCATTGATCAGTTTCATCATTTCAAGGCCCGCTGGGTTGCGGTCAGGGTGATAGGTCATACAGGCCCGGCGGTAGGCTTTCTTGATGTCGTCAAAGACCACCTGAGAGGATAGGCCGAGGATTTTAAGTGCGTCTGTGTGGCTCATTTTCATTTGGGTTTGTTCCCATTGGTTGTTGGTGACGGGGCGAACTATAGCCGGCCATGATTGGGAATGCAAGTGTATTTTTACCAATGGTGAGAAATAATATCCTGTAATACCGATTTCGGCTTGTGAAAACCGAAAAGGGATTGCTTGCTTGTGGTTGTTGTGCTGGGTACAATGATGATTATTTGTGCAAACAGGTGATGCGATGCCCGGCGGACGGCCAACTGACTATGATCCGGACTTTCACCCTGCGAATATCATCGAGTTGATGAAAGAGCAGGGTTACACCGCTGTTCAGGTTGTAAGAGATTGGGATATTGACATTACCACCCTGCACGAATGGTGTGCTGCACATCCAGAGTTCTCCAAAGCCTATACGCGCGCGAAGAACTACCGCACTGCATGGTGGATGGATAAAGCACAGCAGGGCATATTCACGGGAGAGAATGAACACTTCGATTCACGCCTGTTCGGGCTGATGATGAAGTACAACGGGGTCAACCTTGATGAGCGCATTGTTAAGCTGCCGCAGTTGGTTGACTGTAAGTCATTCTCAGAGCAAGCCACCTGCATAATCGGTGCGCTTGCGGTGGGTAAAATCACCATCAATGAGGCTAATTCGATTGTGGATATTATTGGCAAAGCCTCAAAAATTGATGAAGTATCAGAGCTGCGCAAGATGCTCGAGGAAATAGAGACAGCGAGAAAACAGGGATTGTGAAGTGTCACCGGCTCACTTGCAGACATTACGCGGCAAGCTGAACCTGACTAAGCGGCAACTGGCAGACTATCTCGGGGTTACTGAGGGGACTGTTAAGGACTGGGAGTCAGGATATTACCCCATTACGCGGGGATGGATTAATAAAATTGACGCACTGGTGGCAGAACTATGCGCTCGAGGGTGAGGGATTTACACGATGAATACTGCAAGCCGAAACCGAAGTATCATTTCGTCCTCTGGGATAGCGTCATTTCTTCACCGCCTACGCAGACGCCAGAAGCTGAAGCCGAGCATCTCGCCGTGGATGTGTACTGCCACCTTGTCACATAGGGCAACTGATGGAACGTCAACCCGCGCATGGACGCGCAACCGATTACTGGATTGTGTTTACGCAGGGCAAAACGCACTGGATAACGCGCTGGCTGAAGGCCAACTTCAGTCATATTTACCTTTTCACCCGCGACCAGTACAACTGGATAGCACTCAATCCGACCCGGCTTTATCTTCAGGTTCACATACCCGCCCTGCGTTCATCAGACCCTTACCCCGCGACTGTGTACACACCAGCGGACACCGTTTTAAAGGTGACATTCAGGGAACGGGATGATACGCAGCAGTACGGCAGTATAGGGTTTCTCAACTGTGTGACATGGGCAAAGTATATACTTGGCTTGCGTGTACGCTGTATCACGCCTTACGGGCTGTATAAATCGCTGGTAAGATTCTCAACAGACAGGGCGCAAATGGAAGCGCACGGAATAACGTCAATCGAGAGGGTGCAGGGATGACAGGTCACGCGATGCCGTGGAACAAGGAACCATCAGGACAGCAAAAGGCAGACGCCAAAGCTGCCCGCGAACTGGTCGATAAACAAACAAAGCTGGAAGCCCGGCAGGAAGCCGAGATGAAAACCCGCCGAAAAAAGCTCCAAGCGCAGCAGATAGCAATGCTTCGCTCGCGATTTGGCGCGTCTGGCGGTGGTGGGACACCCAGTACTGGTGAAGCGCCGCAGGGCATGAGTGACACTGCGTCCAGCCTGTTTGCGAGAATCACCGGCCGATCAGAGAGGTAAGGGCATGGAAGCTCAGGACAGTCAGCAATTGATGAAGCGCTACACCAACGCGAAAGGCGACTGGGACAACTGGCGCAGCCTGTACGATGAATGCTATGCCTACACCAACCCCGACCGCGACCCGTGGCCGCAGGATATTGCGCAGGGTGTCCGCAAGAATGTGCAGGTGTATGACATTACCGCCGTCAACAGCTCCCGCAGGTTGGTTTCACGGCTTCATGCTTCACTTACGCCGCCGGGCGAGCAATGGTTCGGCCTTGAAGCTGGCGAGTACATCAAAGACCCTGACGCCAAAAAGCAGCTCAATGTGTACCTGCAACAGTTCACAGACATCATCTTTGATGTGCTGAATGAGTCCAACTTTGACCTTGTGATTAATGAGTTTTTTCAGGACTTAATCATCGGCACGGGTGCCATGATGATCCTCGAGTCGAGCGAGAAGGGCTGCCCGGTCAAGTTTAAGTCTGTGGGTGTGGATGTAATATACCCGGAAGGTGACGCCTATGACGAAATCAACACCGTCTGGCGTGACTTCAACAACATATATGGCCGTGACATTCAGCGTATGTGGCCGAAAGCAAAGCTCACCGACAAGATTCGGATGGCAATGGAGTCTGACCCGCTGGCGAAGTTTCAACTGGTCGAGGGTGTTGTATTTCTGCCCGAGGAAGGGCAATACCGCATTATAGTGATGGACGTTGACAGCCGTGGGTTCCTGCTGGACGTTTACAGCAAGTCCTCGCCGTGGGTTGTCGCCCGTTGGTCAAAGGCCAGCAATGAAGTGGGCGGACGTGGGCCGGTGGTTGAGGCGCTGCCAACAATACGCAGCCTGAATGCTCTCACTGAGGAAATCATGCGCAATGTCGCTCTCAGCACATCCCCGCCGTGGACTGCTGCCAGTGACGGCGTGTTCAACCCTTACATGTTCCAGATTGAACCCAACAAAATGATCCCAGTCAGCCGGCAGTCGATGGGTGAATTACCGCTGAAAAAGCTCGATGTTGCGGGTGACGTGAACATGGGCAATCTCGAGATGAACGACCTGCGCCAACAGGTCAAAGACGCGCTTTACGACAACCCCGTGCGCCCCGTCACAGCCCCTGAGCAGACAGCCACTGAGGTCATGATCCGGCAGCAGCAGTTTATGGAGGAAATAGGGCCGGCGTTCGGGCGTCAGTCAGTCGAGCTGTTCCCGAAAGTGATAAATCGAATCATTTTCATCCTGCAAAAGAAAGGCTACCTGCCGCCTAAATTGCTGGTGGACAACAAGAATATTTCCATCCGTTACAAGTCACCGCTGGTACGTTCTGCTGACCTGCAAAAGATCCAGAATGTACAGAATTATTCCAGTATTATGCAGCAAATGGTCGGCCCACAGTTGGCGCTCGCTACCATGAACCTCGAGCTGTTGCCCGAGTGGTTGAGCGACAAGCTGGACGTTGACGAAACACTCGTGAAGTCACCCGCTCAGATGGTTGAGATTATCCAGCAGGTCATGCAGTCGATGAACCCGCCATCACCCACCGATGAGCAGCAACCACCGAATCAATCACTCGCAAATCAGGTCAATGACCAGAAAGCATTAGGGGCACCGGCAGCATGATGGATGAAAAGCAGTTACTGGCTCGTGTGCAGTTTCTCTCACACAAGCTGTTTGTCGCAGACCCGGACGGTAAAGAATTTATCCAGTTGATGAAGTTGTTACACATCATGACACCCGTATTTCCGCAGTCAGTCGGCATCATTGACCGCCACGGCGGCCCTATTGGGTGGGCAGCGCATCAGGAGGGCAAGCTCGCCCTGTTGCGCTCGCTGGAAATCCTCGCCAGAAATTACGCAGATAGAATCGAAGCTGAAAACCAGAAGGAGCAATGAGTATGAGTTTGATTGCAGCACCGGCAGCAGCACCAGCAACACCAGAACAAGAAGCAAAACCAGAAGCCGCGCCATCAGAAGGCGCAGCAGCGTCACCAGAGGGCGCATCGCCACCCGTCACTGAGACTACAGATTGGTATTACGATGATGGCATCAAAGGGACTGGAGAGCGTCCAGAATGGTTAAAAGAAAAGTACAAATCAGCAGCAGATCAGGCAAAAGCCTATGTCGAGGTTGAGAAGAAACTGGGAGCATTTAAGGGGGCACCTGATAAGTATGACCTGTCTTTGCCTGATTATCCTGACGTTAAAATGCGTGAGGATGATCCTATCCTCGGAGACTTTCTCGAGAGCGCGAAGAAAAACGGCATATCACAGGAGTATGTCACAGAGTTACTGGGAACATACGCCCATGCCTTAACAGTCAATATTCCTGATCCAGAGGCCGAGATTAAGAAACTGGGGCCAAATGCGCATCAGGAGCTGAAAATCCTCAGTACATGGGCCGAGTCCAAACTTACGCCGCAAGAGTTTGAGATATTCCAGCGTATGACCATGACGGCTGAATCAGTGCGGCTGTGGGAGAAAATCCGCATGATAGCCACACAGGGAGATGTCGCAGCCCCTGCCACAGCTCACGTTCAGCGTGAGACAGAGGCGCAGGTTCGGGCGTTGGTCAGTGACCCCCGTTATGATACTGACCCGGCGTTCCGCGATGATGTACGCCGCCGCATGTCCGCCGCAATTGGAGTTAAGTGATGGAAAACGAACCGATTAGCCCTGAGCAGCAGCAATGGGAGGAGGACAATATCAAGTGGGACAAGTACATGAAGGACGGGCAACAGCTTGAGGAGCTTAAACAGCTATGGGTTCGTGAGACATTGACACGTCATGTCACCTGCTGGAAAAGGCACTATTTCTTTGAATGCCCACATTGTAACAATGGTCATCCTACCGTGTATTATGTTCCGTTTGAAAATGCAGCAATTTGTTCATTTTGTCTGCATGAATATACGGGTTATGAGCTTGCGCAAGCATTGGCAAAAACTGAAAGCAATGAAAAACCACAAATGGAAGGGGAAGGAAATGAGTGAAGCAATTGAAGCAGCACCAGAA